ATGTTGTGTACCTCTTTTAGTACAAGCCCAACAACTTAAAGATTGGGGTAAAAAACAACTCAAATTTGCTACTTTTTATACAGCAGTAACAGGTAATAATTCACTAGCAGATGTTAGTTTATATTCAATAAATCCTTCTACAGGTATTTTAGAAGAAAACATTGTATCTACTCCTTTTGATTATACTTTAGCTTTTGGTGTTAGAAAAATCGCTCGTTTAGATTACGAAAATAGAAAAAACGTATTTTATAATGGTACTGAAACATCAGTTTCAGATGCTGCTACAGTAGGCAATGTAGAGGGTTTAGAATATTTATTTGAATTTGACTATAAAAGACAACAAGGAAGTAAATTTGTTGACCAACAACATTTTTTAAGATATGTTCATGATCATTGGATTTTAAAAGTAGAGTATGTGCAAGACGGCTTTGCTGATCTAAGATATTTTGAAGCTTCACAACGCTATAGATATAATATAGCTAAAGAATTTTCTTTGAATATTGGTTTAGTTCAACGTTTTTCTGAACCCTATGGATTTGATCCATTATCTGAATTAGCAGGAGCTGATTTTACAAATATAGCTATTGAACAAGGTTATGGTACTAATTTTGAAGGAGAATGGATTAACCCAAATGGGGATATAGTAGCCGAAAATAATATAGTATGGAATGCTGTTGCTCTTCCTAATGTATTAAATGAATATGTTGATCAAGAAAGAGCATTATTACCCTATCAGTGGAATCATTCGTTAGTATTAGGATATGATTATTACCACTATACTAAATCATTTTGGCTCCACTCTTGGGCAAGTGTATTACCTCTCCATGTAAGTGCTAAAAATGAATACTCGTATACTAACTTTGTTGATGGTAATACTTGGTTTGACTATACAGGAGGTTTAATTTTAGGGTGGCAAGTAAATAAACAATTAGGAGTATTTTCCCAAGGAAAGTACCATAAATACTGGAACCGTGCTTGGCATGATTTTTCAGTCGGTTTTAATTATAGAATAATTTAAAACAACACAATCATGGCATTTAAAGAAATTTTTAAAGACGAAAACGACATTAACGAAAAATCCGTAGTAGGATTTGCATCATTTGCTATTATGGTATTATTTGCCCTAACAGACCTCGCAACTGGTTATTTTGGGGAGGATTTAGTTATTAACGAAGCAATTTATAATTCATTTGTATTCGTAACATTAGGTAGTTTTGGTATAGCAGGTTTAGAAAAATTTGCTAAATAATGTATGAATATAAGGCTATATTAGATAGAGTAGTTGATGGTGATACAATAGATGTTACCATTGATTTAGGATTTAATGTTTGGAAAAAAATTAGAGTCCGAATGGAAGGTATTAATACCCCAGAGTCTAGAACTAGAGATTTAGAAGAAAAAAAACGTGGACTAGCTGCTAAAGATAGATTAGTTGAAATTCTAAGATATAATAATAATAAATGTGTATTAAGGGTTTCTGGGGTAGGTAAGTTCGGTAGGGCATTAGCTACTGTTTTAGTAGACTCTTTATCCCCCTTAAATGGAGAAGATGGAATAACATTAGTTAATGTTAATAAACAATTAATAGAAGAAGGACACGCTGTAGAATATTACGGGGGAAAACGTTAATTTTTTTATATTTATCTATATTTATAACAAAACTAACAGATGGCTAATAATAATTTTTACGGATATAAAAGAAATCCCAGTAAATTAAATACTTTACAGGGTGCTAGGGGTTCAGTAGATCTTGACTTTGAATCAATTAACCCTTATGAATTTAAAAAAGGAATGAATGTTGAATTAGCAAAATTAGGTGTTAATTTAAGGGAATCTGAAACAGAACAAAGGGAAAAGGCTACTGAAAGTATTCTTAAAAATTTAAAGGACATTCCTGCTTATTATTCTCTTATGGAACATTATGAAACTATTACACGTAATATGGATCGTAAACCTTCATTTAAAACTTTTATAAAAGAAATGGGTGAACACTCAATGAAAGAAGTAAAAGAAAAATTTACAATGGATAAAATGAAAGAAATTAAGCTTAAAGAAAATATTAGAGCTGAAGTTAGAAATAAAATTAACGAAATTTTCAAATTAAAATAAAATGACTATTGAAGAACTAAACAAAATCATTCAAGAAGAGCTTAAAGCTTACTTAAATGAAGAACAAACCGACGAAGCTTACCATGAAGATGGTGATGATGATATCGAAGTAACTACTGATGAACCTGATGTTGCCGATGGTGGTGAGGCTATGGATACTTTAAGACAAATTTATGATATGCTTAGACCTATAATAGAACCCGAAGGTGAAGTAGATATAGATGATGAAGAAGTTCCAGCTGATGATGAAGCTGCTGATGAAGATCCTGAGGAAGAAATGGATGAAGCTGCTATAGCAAAGCCCAATCATAAAGCAGAGTATGTTCGTGATGTCATACATAAAGCAGATGACGTTAATGTTGGTTTAAATGAATCAGTAGCTCGCTTTAAAAAACTCGCCAATATAAAAGGCTAAAAACTTAATTCAATGGTCAATACAGACGCTTTATTGAGCGAATGGGCATACCGATGTGAGAAGGGCTATCCAGATATGGATAGCCCCTCTGATCTTAAGGTTCTTAAGGATATCCTTAAAGAATGGGAAATTTCATTGCCCGAGTTTCAAGAACAAATTATAACTGAACAAGAAAAATCAGATGAACTTACTATAAAAGATATAGAAGATATCTTAAACCAAATCAAAGACGATAAAGCAGCTATTAAAAAGATATATAACTTTATATCTAATAGACCTGGAGAAAAAGGATTCTTTGGAGTAGCAGATGATTCTAATGTTACTGATAAAACTGTAGATACATCTAATGCGCCTCAAGTTATATTTGATTTATTATCTAATAGTGGTGATTTAAAAAAATATATAGATCTTAATAAGCCTGGATTTGGAGAAATTGGTAAAGAAGGTAACTTTTTGGATTTCTTTGAAGGAAAATCTGGGATGTCTAAAGATACCCTTACTAAAATGTTTAATTTTTCAGGGAAAGAAAGTGGTAGAGGTGTAGGTAAAGGAGAAGTAGCTATGGCATTGTTATTTAAAGATGTTAAAATGGCTGCCGCGGGGGGTGGTGATTTAAATTGGGGAGGAAAATCTTTAGAGGTTAAAGGTTCTAGTGCTCGTTTAGGAGGGAGAGATAGGAAATTTGAAGGATTTGAGCGCACAGCTTTAGGTCAGTTAGCTAAAAAATACGATAAATCCGATGAGCAATTCAGAACTCTTATTCCCAATTTAGCAGATGAAGAGGATTTAAGTAAAAAAGAGTTATTAGATGCTGTGATTGATTTTGAAGAAAAAGCACATCCTAAAGGAGATGCTAAAAGATATTTTACTGAGGGTATATTAGATAACCCAATTGAAATTAGAAAAGCATTTACTAAAAACTTAATTAGACACTACTCAAATAGTAAAAATATTGATCATTTTATTTGGTGGAATAGTAATAATAAATTTGGTAAGTATATATCATTTTCACCAGATGAAGCAGATGAATTAGTAGATAAAGGATTACTTCGAACTAATAATGCTGCTGTCTACCAATTAGATCCTTCTATTTCTAAGCCTTAATTTGGTCTTTCATCTCTTTTGCCGTATCTTCCCCTACTGTGGGGGGGGAGGGAGGAAAGCGCACCGGTTCGCATAATTCGCATCATGTCATTAAACAGTTTCTTCGATAGTATAGATATAGACGCACAGTTCGATGTGTGGCGCGATTCTATTAAGCAAAAATTAATTCACTTAAAAAATACAATTCCCCTAGAAAATAGGAGGGAATTACACTATGTTGGTGAAACATTAGAATTTCTTAATTCACTTAATATTTTAAGTAGTGACTTTTTAGCTCACAACCCTGAAGCACAAAGTAAAACTCATTTTAAAGAAAGATTGAGAGTATGTAACTCTTATTATAAAAAATTTGGAAAGCGGTAAAAACGTTCGTATATTAAACAAAAATTTATTATGGCTAGATATAGACAACAATTAACTATTGCACTAGAACGACTTGATCAAGGATTAGCTCGTGTGCATACTATGATAAAGCGCGGCAATAATGCCGAAGCAATTCATTTTATGGAAAATAATTTAAAAGAATTATATGATGAACTTCAAAATATTATTAATATTGAACCCGGTAACGACGGGGGTAGAATAGGTGCGTTATGATTGGAGCTGATCAAATAAAGGTTAATTTTGAAGCCTTTAATGAGGTTTTAGAAGCTAATTTTGAAGGTAAACGTTTAGAAAAACTAAAAACCTTAGCTGATTGCTTAAAAGAACGAATAATGTTCGCACCAGCATCTTCTAAGGATTGGTTTAATAATGCTTTTCCTGGTGGTTATCTTGATCACGTATTAAGAGTAAATAAAATAGCTAACCAACTTCATAAGTTATATGATTTTCATGGAGCTGCTGAATCATACACAGGTGAAGAACTAAATTTTGTATCTTTATTTTGCCAATTAGGTAAATTAGGAGATTGGAATAATGAATATTTTACTAAAAATGATTCTGATTGGCATGTTAAAAATTTAGGTATGGTATATAAGTTTAACGAACATGTACCTGCTATGAAAGTTTATGATCGTACAATTTATCTCCTTCAGGATGCTGGTATTAAAATATCACATAATGAGTATTTAGCTATTCGTAACCAAGAAGGTTTATTCGATGATAGTAATAAATTCTATTTTTATAGTGGTCAAAAAGAAACTAAATTTAGAACCCATTTACCATTATTAATCCACCAAGCTATTCAAACTGCTCAAGAAATAGAATTCCAAATGTGGAGTTCCGGAAATTCGGTTATACAACAATCGTCTAAACCCGCTAATGCCTCCAAAGCTGATAAAACTATAAGGAAGGCTAAAGCGATAAACGTAGAAAATAATCCTAATTTCAACGAAAAAACCAAATCAATTATTGATTCATTCTTTACAGACTAAATGGAAATTATAATTGCAATACTATTAGCCCTATTAATTGTAGCAGGATTTGCTATTCGTAATGTTATAAAGAAAAACGAAATATTAGAAGACTTTATAGCAAAACAGAGTGAAGCAATTGACCGATGTAATCAAAGATTAAAACAAGTCGATGATAAAGGTTCATTTATAGCAGATGATGAAATAGGTTGGTTTTTTAAAGAAGTTAAGATGATACAGGAGGCACTAAACGAATTCCGTCTCCGCTAATCTTATGCCTAGAAAAAAAAGTAAAAGACAATATTTTACCGAAGATACAGAATTAGCTATAATTGAATATTTAGCTACAGAAGATCAGGTTTTACGAAATAAGATTTATAATACACGAATTCACCATTCGTTTTATAAATTAGCCGAAAATCTCATCCACACATTTAAATTTTATTACACTGAAGTAGATGACCTCGAACATTTAAAACACGAGGTTATTTGCTTCTTACTTGAAAAACTTCATTACTTTAAAGTAGGTAAAGGTAAAGCTTTTTCATACTTTAGTATAGTAGGTAAAAATTATCTTATTTTGTATAATAATAAAAATTATGCAAAGAAAAAGAAAAAAGCAGATTTATTAGATGTAGATACTGACAATGGTATTTTAACTAACTTTGAAAATGAAGAACGTTTAAGTGAAAAAATAGAATTTTTAGATATTTTTATTGAAAAATTAGATTATAAATTATCTAGTATTTTTAATAAACCTGATGATATTATGGTAGCTGATGCGGTTTTAACTCTTTTTAAAAAAAGAGAAACACTAGAAATATTCAATAAAAAGGCATTGTATATTTATATAAGAGAAATCACCGGATGTGATACCCCGGCTATTACTAAAGTAACTAAACACCTTAAAAAATATTATATTAAAGCTTATAATCAATGGGAAACTGGTAAACCAATAGTTTTATAATTATATATTTATAACCATGGATACTCCACTTGATACAATACTATTTAATGGAAAAACATCTTCCGATGTATTTAAAGAAATATATGATAACAGTAAAAAAAAGATAAACAAATTAATTCTTTAATTGCTGAATTAAAACCTTTAATACAAAATATTGGAGATGCCCCCGTAGTTGTGCCTCTTATAAAAGAATATTTAGAAGTTAGTGTAAAAAATGATGAACATCTTATAAAAATGATGGCTGTCATACAAAGAATGGGTAATAGTAATGGTTCAGGTGGTAGTGATTCTCTCTTAACAGATGAAGAATTAAAACAACTTCAACAAATAGCAGAAGAAGTAGCACAAGATGCCGACGAATCAACTAAGAACACTAAAAGGTCAGGGAAATAATAATAACCCCTCAAAAGATCGTAATATAATATCCGCTAGGGTATATGATATTATACTGGATGAAACCCACCCATTTTTTTTAAAAACTCTAGAAGGACAATTTGATCCCACTTACATTGGAGCTATTTTTTGGGCTGAAATAGGTACTAAAGAAGGAAATAAAGATATAGATCCTTTAAATCTAAATATAGCTAAACCTCATTTTTCTTCAACTAACGTTTTACCCCTAAAAAATGAAATAGTAACTTTAACATTAGCCCCTAGCTCAAATCATTATAGTAAAACTGGGGGCTATTCTAATCACACAGAATATTATTATTTTCCAAGTGTAAATATATGGGGAAATGCTGGTTATAACCCATTACCACGTGAAGCAGATTTAAAATCCCCAACAATAAATCCAGGCCAAGTTGCTACTCCAACTAATTTAGAAGAAGATTTTAATTTAGAATTAGGAACTTACATAGACGAAAATAAAATAGCATCTACTAAAAAAATGTTACCATTTGAAGGAGATATGTTATTTGAAGGTAGATTTGGTAATAGCATAAGATTTGGTTCTTCAACCCCACAAGGTAAAAATAATTGGTCCGAAAACGATAGTGAAGGCGATCCTGTTATTGTAATATCTAATGGCCAATCTGGCGATAGAGAAATGGTGATAGAAAATATTAACGAGGATGCCAGTTCTATTTATATGTTAAGTAACCAAAATGTTTCTGGGTTTTCTATATCTGCTAATAATTTTAGATCCTTAGGAGAAAATGTCGATCTAGTCCCTTCAACAGAACCTATTACACCACTACAAAAGATTAGTATCTTTACAAGAACTGATCAAATAGATTCAAACGATGCTATTCCACAAGATCTTGATGATACTGTCAAAGAAATAAAAACAGATAATATTATAGATACTAAAAAAGGAACAATTACACCGGGTATATTACAAGATCCTACTAAAAATTTAGGTAAATTTCTAACAGAAACTCCATGGAGTGCCGCTTTTATAAGTTATTGTATAGCAGAAAAAGCAGGAATATCATTCCCCAGGAGGGCTAATCATGTTGGGTATGCCCAAGCTATAAAAGATGGAGGATATGCATTTTCCGCCATAGATCCATTTTTATCAGGATCAGAGGGTGAAGTAAAACCGGGTGATGTTTTTATTAAAGGGAGAGAGGGGAATAAACTTAATTTTAGTGATGATAAATGGAAAGGAGCTTCTCATGGGGATATAGTTGTAAAAGTTAGAAATAATGCAGTTACTTTGGTAGGAGGTAATGTAAGTGAAAAAAAAGATAAAGAAATATACGGAGTTGATATTAACCAGGGTACATGTAGAAAAAAAATTCTTACAGCATCTAATAAAAAAATAATAAGTAAATACTTGGGCACAGAGGGATCTAAAAATGCAGCTTTTGTAATTTTAAGACCTTTAAAGGGTGAAGATGCTTTAAAAATAGTTGATGCTGCTTTGGAAGAAGCAAATTTTTGGAAAAATAGAAGTGAAATAGACCCAGCAGTTACAGATACACTTGTTATTTATTGGAGTCAATTTCCTACATATATTAAAAAAATAAACCAAGCTATAGATAAGGATCAAAAACTAAATATAGATGATTAAATCCCCAGACACATATCAAGGTAAACAAATAATATTAACATCAGATAGATTAATATTTAATGCTAAGGAGGATCAAGTGTACTCTTCTAATAGTACTATAGCATTTTCTACTAATAAAGACTTTCATATTAATACATCTGAGGATTCTAATGGTTTATTTATAGTTAATAGCCCTAAAATCCGTTTAGGTAAAATATCGGATACCTCCCCGGAAGCCCCTAACAACCCCGCTGTAAAAGGTAATGAATTAGTTAGTTTAATGGGTGATATATTATCCCATTTAGATAAATTATATAACACAGTATTACCTATAATAAATCAAATAACAGTATTTCCTGGTTTCCCTACTATCCCTAGCCCAACAAACGCAGGACTAATAGCCCCCCTAAGTGCAGAAATAAAAACATTAAAAGGTAGATTAAATAACATTAATAGTAAAAACGTTTATATAAAATGATTAAACTATTACAAACTAGTATTCCTAGTGCTACCAGATTATTTGAAAATGCACGAGCAAGAACTTTTTTCTTTGCAGATGTAGCCCCCTTTATAAATGCACAAATTACGGTAAATATCCCAAACAGTGCAAGAATATTAATCCTTTTAGCAGAAAAAACTAACTCTCTTCAAGAACTTGAAAGAGCTTTTTTAGCTTTAAAAGCTACCTGTGAACTTCTTAAACATCAAATTCAAAATTATTTAGATGAAATAAATAAAATAATAAACCAAATAGAAAAAGTTAATAATACATTTGGTTCTTTTGATGTAATACTAAACCAATTATTAAGACTAATCCCTATATTTAATACCATAATAGCAGCGGGACAAATAACCTTATCGGCCCAGGTATTCCCCGTGGCAAATGGGGCCCTTATAATAAAGACGGGGGATGCCATTAATTTTTTAAAGGGAAAAATTAAAGAAATACAATCTTTAGCTTTAATTGTAAATGGTGTTAGTAAATTTTTTACTACTAGTACAAGTGAAATTTTAGCTATATTAGTTCCTGCTAGAAATGAATTAGTTAGAATACTTACGATTTTAAATGCTAGGTGTTTATTTATAGATAGTGTTTATTTAAGAGAACTAAAAAACTTTAACTTAAATAGTACTTCTAATAATTCCCAAAATAATGAAGAAATTGTTGATACTTTAGGTAATATATATAAACCAGAAGTTATATTAGACAATTTAGAAAATTCAAACAAATCCTTATTTATAGAATATCTCAGAGAAAGTGGTCACACTGGGTATCAAATAACTAAAGGGTAATATATTTATTAAAAACCTATAATATGAAGTTAAGTGCTTTTGAACAAATAATTAGAAAAGTTGTACGTGAAGAAATAGATTACGCACTAAAACGTGAAATTAATTCATTGAAGGAAGGGTTAAACCCCCCACAACATATTAATGAATCTAATAACACACAAGAGTTAGAAACCTTTAGAAATAAACTAAAATCCCAAATCCCAACCCCTTCATTCAACACTGGAGATGATACTTTAAATTCTCTTCTCACAGAAACGGCTACTACTCCTACTTGGGAAGAACGTGCAGCCGTTAATGATCCGGTAAATCAATTTGTAAATAAGGATTATAGTCAACTAATGAGTGCTATAGATAATAAAAAAAATTATAGACCCTAATGGCTATACAAAGAAAAATTGGAGTAAAAATTAACCCTCTAGATCTTGATACACGCAAGGCTATAGGGACAAAAATACCTTTTAATAAAAAAAGTATTTTTGAATCTAATTTTTCTACAAAAAATCAAATAAAATCTAATTTAATTAATTTATTATTAACTTCTAAAGGTGAAAGATTTCACGAACCTAATTATGGTATAGGGTTAAGAGAAATTTTATTTGAACCTAATATTGAAACTGCCGATAAAATATCTCAATTAAAAGGATTAATTAATCAAAATATTACCATACACATCCCACAAATAACAGCAACCGATATAAAAGTAGACCCTATAAAAAATACTAATAATTTATTAGTTAAAATTCAATATAAAGTTTTAGTTGATGGTGATACTAATGAAGTATCTTTAAAATTATAATAAATGGCTTATTCTAAAACAAATAACACCCCCAATAAAGATATAAGTTATCTTAATAAAGATTATAGTCAACTAAAACAAAATTTAGTTGAATTTACTAAAACTTATTTTCCTGATAATTTTAATGATTTTTCAGAAAGCAATCCAGGAATGATATTTTTGGAAATGGCTTCCTATGTTGGTGATGTACTTTCTTTTTATATTGATACCCAAATTCAAGAAACATTTATACAATCAGCACAGGAAAAAACTAATCTTTTAGCACTAGCATATAATTTAGGATATAAACCCTCTGTAACTAATGCTTCTACTACAGAAGTAGATTTATTTATGGAGGTACCTGCTAAGGGAACTTCCCCATATGCCCCTGATTTTGATTATGCCCTTACTATAAATAAAAATTCAAACTTTAAAACCACTGGTGGAGAATCAGCAATTACATTTACACTAGAAAATGATGTAAACTTTAGTATTAGTTCTTCTTTAAGTCCTTTAGAAACTATAATACACCAAACAGACGGTGCTGATAACCCAGAATATTATTTATTAAAGAAAAAAGGTAAGGTAATTTCGGGAACCCCTAAAACAAAAACTTTTGAAATAGGACCATCACAAAGATTTCTTACTTTAGAACTTTCAGACAAAAATATAATTAAAATAGAATCTATTATAGATTCGGATGGAAATAGTTACTTAGAAGTACCATATTTAGCTCAAGAAACTATTTTTGAAGAAATTAGTAATGATACTTCAAATACTCCAGGATTATCTCAATATTCTAGTGATACTCCATATTTATTAAAACTTAAAAAAGTACCCAAAAGGTTTGTAGCTAGATTTTTAGCTAATAATACTCTACAAATTCAATTTGGAGCAGGAATTACTTCTAACACTGATGAAGATATAATTCCTAATCCAGATAATATTGGTTTAGGAGTCAAAGATGGTAGATCATTACTAGATTTAGCATTTGATCCTTCTAACTTTTTATTTACTAAAACTTATGGAGAAACCCCTAAAAATACCACCCTTACAGTAACCTACATAGTAGGAGGTGGAGTTAAAAGTAATGTAGATTCTAATACAATTACACGTAAAAACACAGTTTTAACTAGTGATAATATTGGTGGATTAGACTCAGGCGTAAAAACCACGGTTATAAACTCAATAGCAGTAAATAACCCCCAAGCTGCCACAGGCGGTGGACCCGGGGATTCAATTGAAGATATACGGTTGAATTCAATATCTAATGCCTCTTCTCAGTTACGTACAGTATCTAAAGAAGACTATATTATTAGGACTTTAAATTTACCTCCCCAATTAGGTAGAGTTGCTAAAGCATACATAATTAAAGATGACCAAATAAGTGCTTCTACTTCTAGTAGAATTAGTAATCCTAATTCTTTAAATTTATATACATTAGGATATAATAGTCAAAATCAATTAACACCTTTAAACCCAGCTACTAGACAAAATTTAATAACCTATTTAGAACAATATAGAATGTTAACAGATTCTATAAATATAAAAAATGGATTTATCATAAATTTTGCTATAGAATTTGATATAGTAGTATTTAAAAATTTTAATAACCAAGAAGTATTACTTAATAGTATCAATTCATTAAAAAAATATTTTGATATTCAAAATTGGCAATTTAATCAACCTATATTAATTAGTGAAATATTTAATGTTTTGGGACAAGTAACTGGGGTACAAAATGTTGAAGATATAAGATTTAAAAATAAAGCAGGAAATGCCTTAGGGTATTCTAAACATTCTTATGATTTTGGCTCGGCAACTATAAACAATATAATTTACCCCTCACAAGATATAGGTATTTTTGAATTAAAATACCCTAATTCTGATATAAAGGGTAGAGTAGTAAAATACTAATTATGGCATATTATTTTTTATACCCAGAAAAGGATACAACAATATATTCTCACCCTAGTAGGCAAAACCTAAATACGGGGGTTAATGAAACCCTCGAATTAACTACTGAAAAAGGAATAAATGATGAATTATATTATCCTTCAAGAATACTTCTTCAATTTAAAAATACTGAATTAAATGATGTATTTTCAACCCAAGTAACAGGAGATTTTGAGGCAAATTTAAAACTATATGCTACAGAATTTGCCCAAAATTTCCCAACATCTCAAACGGTTGAACTATACCCTCTTTCGGAATCTTGGGATAACGGAAACCAAAGATATAATGAAAACCCTACTAATAATAGTATAATTAGTAATGGTTGTTCATGGTTGTATAAGGATAATGAAACTACTAAAACATCTTGGGGTACTTTAACCCCGGGTACAACAGGAAGTAATACCCCAATATCGGGAGGGATATGGTATACTGGAAGTGAATTTAAATCAACACAGACTTTAGGAATAGTAAATGATTTAGATTTAAATTTCAATGTCACTAACCAAATACAAAAATTCTCCTCTAGTTTATTTACATCCCAAGAATATCCTACTGGTCTATCTAATAATGGTTTTATTCTATTAAGAGAAAACGATACGGATAATAATACTACAAATCAGGGTAGTTTAAAATATTTTTCAGTAGACACTAATACCATATTTTCCCCCGCATTAACTGTAAAGTGGGATGATTCAAGTTATATAACAGGTAGTGGAGCTACCCTTTTAAATAGTGGTAAAATCCAATTAAATATTTCTAATAATAAAAAATATTATAGAAACGAAGAAGAATATACTTTTAGAGTAAACGTAAGAAAACAATTTCCTACTAGAACTTTTACTACCTCTTCTAATTATCTAGATGTTAATTATTTAAAACATACTTCATATTATAGTATTGAAGACTATACTTCTAAAGAAGTTATAGTACCTTTTGACACTAGTTATACTAAATTAAGTGCAGATTCAGAAGGAATGTTTTTTAAATTAAATATGAATGGGTTACAACCAGAAAGATATTATAAAATTTTACTCAGACATGATTGCAATGATGGAGTTATATTATATGATGATTATTGTTACTTTAAAGTTATTAGATAATGGCTGAAAAAATAGAAATAATAAAAGATCTTTATTTAAAATCTGAATATAAAAGTGTTATAGACACAGAGTTTTCAGAATTAACTAATATTAATCAAAATGAAGTTAATATAGAAGATTTTTTTAGACAATATGATGAAGTATTTTTTAATATCCCACTAGAAGGGAATCTAAGTCATAGAGCATTAGTAATAAGAAGTTCTGGGGTATTAGATGATTTAGATGATCCTAGGGATAAAGAAATAGATGAATTAAGAAATAGAGTTCAAGAACTTGAAATAGAACTCTTACAGAGAGATGAATCCGAACAAGAACCAGAACATCCCCAGTTTAAAAATGGTAGTTTAATCCATAACCCTACTACTAGTGAAAATTTCTTTATGTCTAAAGGAAAAACTAGGAAAATATTCGATGGAAATGTATTAGATGTACTAAAACAATTACAACCCGGGGGTACTATAGATTCTCCTATAAGAGATGTGGCTACACTTGTACCTACTTCTATAATTAATGGAATAGAAAGCGGTATTCCTTTAAACGAAGCTAATTTTAACTTAATAGACAGCACAGTTGACGATGAAACACAACGTGCTATATGGAATTTAGATTGGTCTGATACTACTCTTAACTTAGACTATGCCCGAACAATATATAATGATGTTTTTGAGTATTTAGATTCTTTATCTAGAGATATAGAGGCAAAAGAAAATGTACTTGAATTTGTTGAAGAAAAAATTCTTAATATTAATAGACAAATTAATACTTTAAAAATACAAAGCCAAAAATCTCCTAATTTACAATTAGAAGTAGATACAAAAATAGAAGAGCTACGTAATGAAAAAAATGATTTAAGTGATACTTTAGACAGTACTGAAGGTAGATTAGACCAAGTAAAACAGGCGTATAAAACATTATTTAATCAACCGTCACTATTTAATAATTTACCGGGGGGAGGTGAAGATATTGTTGATAATAATAATCCAGAAATAAAGTATAGTCATTTAAAAGATAATTTACAAAAATTATTTGATGATGGTGCTTTAGAAAATAATAGGGTTAATGGTCCTGAAAGAGACTTAAGACAAGCTAAAGAAAAAGAAAGAGATGGTAAATCAGTTCGTAAGTTTGCTGCTTGGATAACAGACATTAAAAAAAGAAGTAGTGGTAAAGACGAAAGAGATTTATTAGTAGTATTAAATACCACAAGAAATAGTATTAGAGAAACAGGAAACGGAAGAATTCAATAAAACATGGCTATTACTTCATACGAAATATTAAACCAAATAAAACCTGAAGACAGAAATCTTCTTAATCCCCAAGAAAGACAGAATTCTTTTGGTGACGAAAATGATTTTATTGAATTACACGTTTATGATTCAATAAACCAAAAAGTACTTTCCCTCCCTAATTTTACTAATTATAACCTTCCGGAATTACTTACTGAGAATACTGAAACATTTAATGAAATCATTATTAACCCAGATAGTGTTTTACGAAATTTAGGATTTAATAGAGGGAAATATGATATTATTTTAAATTGTGTTAAACAGGAAATAGGACCAGATATAGAAAATGCTTTTTTTATAGAAAACATTTCACCTAGTAGAACTGAAATAAGAGCTAAATTATTACCTGAATATGAGAATAGAACAATTCAAAATCAAGTTAATTCTTTAGCCTTAGATTTTGATACAGAAGATGGTGGTGCTGAAAGATATTTTAAAGACTTTGCTCTTAATTTTGATAATAATATTATATTAACTGGTGTTAATTTCAGAATAGAAACAGATAATACTTTTTTAATAAAACTATATGAACCTATTCCAACTAATTTAAATGAAAAAACTTCTTTTAGAATAGTAAAAGAATTAATTAGTCCTATAAAATATTCTATTAACCTAGAACCACCTGAAGAAGATTTAAACACCATAGAACTTAAAGGTCCTAATTTAAGAATTGATACTAGACTAAATTCTAGTATCCCTACAAATTATAAAACCTATAATGATATATTAAATTACAGTTCTACTTCATCTTTAAATAATGTTATAAACGCATTATCCCAAAGTATTCCTGTATCTATAGAGTACAATAATATAAATACTCCTTCAGGATACACTTTTGAAAAATTCACCCATTTTGGTTCTGCTGAAGAAAAGTTAAGAAACTTTAATTATAAATTAGAATTAATAGAATTATATGTTTCTAAAAGTGAAATAGTAGAAAGCATTAATAATTATACTAATGTAAATTCATTAACTATTGAAAGGCAAAGTAATATTAATCTAAAAAATAAAGTTATAAATGATTTTGATGGGTTTGAAAGATTTTTATACTTTGATAGTGGAACGTATTCTTGGCCTAAATCAAATTCTACTAAACCTTATATTAATTATTCAACTACTTCATCTGAAGCTTTAACTTGGTTAGGTAGTATTAATCATAATAGTGCTTATTATGGAGGACAATTACTAAGTTCCTCATTATTTGACCAACAAAATCCTTATATTTTAAGAAATACATTACCTACTTATATAATAGATAACCCTCAAAATAGTGAAGCTATAACATTTACTGATATGTTAGGCCAATACTTTGATAATATTTGGATATATATTGAAAATATTACAGATAAAAATTTTGCTAACAATGATATAAATCAGGGCATTTCAAAGGACTTAGTATTTAATGCACTACAAGAAAAAGGTATCCCTGCTTTTGACCAATTTGAAAATAGTAATTTATTTGAATATTTGTTAGGAAGTGATAGTGGGGATAATTTCCAATACCAGGCACCAGTATCACAAAGTATGGTATCTGCTTCAAATGATGGATCTATCCCCAAAGGAGATATAGCTAAAGAAGTATGGAAACGCTTATACCATAATGCCCCTTACCTATTACAGACAAAAGGTACTGAAAGGGGTATTAAAGCACTAATGGCTTGTTATGGTATACCAGAAACAATTCTTCATGTAAAAGAATATGGGGGCCCCACAACTACCCTAAATGGGATTAGAACATTTAGTTATAAAAAACATAGTAAAATGACTTCCCCCGCGGTATCCGGCCCAACACAAGTTGTTATGACTGATACTCTCATACCAAATACTACTAAAACCCTTCAAGTTAGATTTTTACCTACTAAAGGGTCAACTACGGCGTTTGATATTATGTCTATTGTTCCTCCATCTAGTACTAATGATGTAGTAATTGGTATATCCCAAAGTATAGACGTTACTAAGGGAATAAACTCAGGTTCTTTTGCTCACTTAGTAATTGCATCAGGTTCATTAGCAGATTCATCAGCAGGTAGGATTAAAGCTATTTCTAGTAGTTTATTAGGACCTATATATAATGGTGAAGTTTGGAATCTATCCGTTAGATTAAATAGTGGATCCTCAGAAGGTAATACAGTTGAAGCATTTGCGACTAATACGGCACTTGATAAAAGCATTTATGTTTTATCATGTAGTATAGAATTACCTAATTTCTTTACTGATATGACGGCAGCTTCTAATACAATTATGATAGGAAATGGTAGTTCTATAGGTTCTCATACATCATTAGGTACTTTAATAAACCCATTTACGGGTAGTATACAAGAATATAGAGCATGGACTGAAAAACTTACTAAAAATACTATAGTTACACAATCATTATCACCATTTAATTATAATGGCAATACTATTAGTTCAAGTTTTGAATCATTAATTCAAAGATTATCTTTAGGATCTAATAATCAAACTATAGTTAGTGGCCAGCAAAACCAAGCCCCAAATATAGCAATGCATTCACTACATATTGCTAATATTGTAGCAGACACTACAGTTGTCCCTATAGAAGAAACCCACCATTTAACTACACCGGATACTGTAGGTTCTACAATGGTATCAGAAAAAGTTAGATTTGATAGTGGATCCGTAGATGATAATATATTATCACCTTTTATAAGGTCTGAAGAATCTACTTTAGATAGGCAACCTTTAGATTATTCTACTTTAGGGGTATTTTTCTCACCAACATTTGAAATTAATGAAGATATAGTAAATACTTTAGGTCCCTTTAGTATGGATGATTATATTGGGGACCCAAGACATTTAGCAAGTGGTAGTTATCCTGATTTAAAAACACTAAAAGATGTCTATGATCAAAAATTAGAAAGAAGATATAACTTCCTAGATTATTTTAAAACCATTGAATATATAGATCATACTATATTTAAAATTATAGAACAATTTGTCCCTGCTAAAGCTAATTTAAAATCAGGTTTAGTTATAGAACCTCATTACTTAGAAAGAAATAAATTTAATTTTGGAAACCCTGATTTTTCACAAATAACTGTAAATGAAGCTATCTATATAGGTACAGGCTCTGTATCAGGTGAATATATATTATACGAAACAGATATTAATGTTAATGCAGTACTTGATGGTAGTGAAGGTAATATAGAAAATAATTTTTTATATGCTCCTTTTAGTTCTAAGTTTTATAAAATAACTTCTAAGTATAACCATCAGGGTGAGGATACATCAATTACTAATAATGATGGAGATATTGTTACACCTGATTTTGAAAATGAAAATACGTTTACCTCACGAGCAGTCAATAATATAATTAACCCACCTATTATACCTGATTCAGTAACATAAAACATAAAATATGCCCGTAACTAACCCAAATCAAATTCCTTCATCATTACCAACGGGATTACCATCTTCCCCTCCCCAAACTCCTCCTTCGTTTGGTGCCCAATTATTAGGTAATAAGGAATTTTCAATTGAATTTAATGATAGTGTGTTAGATACTAAGGCTTGGAGGTCTACAAGGTATGAAGGAAACCAACTAGAAACCCAAAACGGGATAAATGGTGCTTTTAGGGAAGGTGATAAGTCTTTTGGTAAAACACCTATTGTAGAAAGATATTCAAGATGTATCTATATAGGAAAACAAATAACCCCCCACCTTGGTGATGGGGACGTTCCACCTGATACCCTTAGTTCAGTCGGATTTAAGGGCAAAACTGTAATTCAATTAGACGGCCTTTTTCAGATTAATGGGGATAATACTATAACTAAAATTACTAACTTTGATGCCCCTGGGGGAACAGGAAAAACTAGAAGATCAACCCAAAACACAATTCGTGGTGCTGTAGGTGATGATTTTAGAGTAGGCTCAAAAGCTAAGCTTATAGTATTTGATCAATCTGTAGAACAAAACTTAAAAGAAGGATACACGGTGGAATTTAATGAGGGAAGTTTAACCAGAATAGCAGAAGTTAGCCAAAGTTTAACTACTCCTGATGTTATTGTTTCTTTTCTTCCCTTTGCGTTAGCATCAAATGCCAAAGTTAACATAATTGTTCCCGAAACAGCTAATAATGGTACAGATACTTTAGATATTGGGGGTTCTACATCATCGACAAAAATAACTTTATTTGATAATAACCTTTCATCATATCATACTAATACATCAGGTAGTGGAGATAATATAATTAGTGGAAATCAAACATCTGTTTTTGCTGGTTTAGTAAGTTTTTTTAATGATTCTAAAGAAGAAAGAGATTTAGATAGGGCATTAAATAAATTTTATATTCAAGTAAAACCCCCTAGGTTATTTCCTCCCCAACGATTTAACACAGCGGAATTTGGTCTTAATAATCTCCTTATATATGAGTTAGATATGAACCAACTTACTATAGCGGGACCACCAGGTAACTCTATTATTTCAATAGGATTTAAAACGGATGCTTTACTCTCAAACCCTTTTAATAGCCCGTTTGGGGATTTTAATACTTATACTTCCTTTCAAGAAGACCCCGATGACCCTAAAAACCCAGCAAATTTAATTACCATACATAGACTAAATCCTAATCCAGCTATTATAGTAGATATGGTAACTACGGATGACTTACCAAATGGGGTAGGAAGTGAAGGTTTTGTTATTATTCCTGATAACTTACACCCGGATATTAAAAGAGATTTAGATAAAATATTAGTTAAAGATTTAGGTTTTTCAAAAGAAGGTTTTTCAAATAAACTTGATACGGATCCTTTTAGAAACAATAGAAATAATTATGGGGGATTTGCATCTTTTATAGATCTTGAATAATATTTATAAAAGGTATATATTTATAAAAAAACAAAAAAATGGGATATTTAAGTAACCAAACAATTATAGTAGATGCTGTTTTAACTAAAAAAGGTAGAGAACTTTTATCAAGGCAAGATGGCTCATTTAATATTACACAATTTGCATTAGGGGATGATGAAATAGATTATACACTATTTAATGAAAACCACCCTAATGGATCACAATTTGTAGGTGAAGCTATTGAAAACATGTCTATATTAGAAGCTATCCCAGATGATAGATATATTATGAAATCTAAATTAGTTACTTTACCTAGAGGCACATCTAGAATGCCAGTAGTAACAGCTAATGTATCAAAGGTTACTTTATCATTAGGTTCTACTACTAACGTTAATCCTACTACTTTAAACTTTAATGGTACTGCTAATTTAAAAGAACCAGGAGGATATATAGCAACTATTGCTGATAGAAGATTACTCCAAACATTTACGGGTACTACAACAAAAGGAGCCCCAATTTCAAGAAGAAGACCCTATGCTAATACCCCTGTAGCAGAATCTGTGTTAGGTAATTCATTCACTTTAACGGCTATTAATTCACAAACATTATTCGGTACTTCTAATACATTATTAACTTCTTTAATATTAGAAGGAAGAGATAGTGGTGCTAGAGTAACTATACCTTTAGAAATTACTAAAGAAGTAATAGCTATAACCGCAGATCAAAACGTAACCGGAACTGTAAAATAAATAAATAATGTCAACATTTATACGACTATCATCTGACGATATAGTAATTAACACAGAAAAAATTTCTACTTCTACTTGGAGTAACAATGTTAATAACTTAACTACCGCTCATACCTCGAGCACCCAAGCTGTTTTTACCAGTGCTACTTCTAGTGGACAATTTTATATCGAAGTATTTAATGTTGCTACTGATTCAACTTCAACAACCCCTGAAGTCCAATATGCTTTATCATATGGGCACAAATTAGGAAGTGGCTCATTAGATTTTACTAACGATACAGGTTCATTCGGTTTTAGTGCTACTAGAGCTAATTATGGACAATATAGATCACTAGTGTTTGGTGACGAAACACGTGATTTTAAATTTGACCAATTTGTATCTGAAGATATTTATGCTATAAATGTAAATAGAGCAAGATATAAACAAGCTTTAAAACCAGGATCTCTTAATTTTAAACTTAAAAACGGAAGTAACGAAATATTCCTTACAGACGATTCAATCACGAGTACGGGTAGTGCTGTATTAACAAATTTAGGAAGACAATTTAATATAGTTTCTGGATCTAATGGGATAATGCAGGGTACTACCTTAAGCCAAGTAACAGATTCAGGTAGTTATGGTTTATTTTACCCGGATGCTGGAGTTATTATTTTAAACCCAGCATGTTTAGATGCAGCGGCTAGTGATGGAGGTATTGCTTTGGGTACGGGCACAAATGCCCATACATCAGATAATAACCACCAAAAACTTTATAATTCTATTTCTGCATCTGGTTACTTTATAGTAGATTCTGAAGAAACCATCTCTTCACAATTTTATTTTGTAAGAGCAAAAAATAAAGAATTTAATTATACTACAAACCCATCATTCATAGATATTAATGGTAATTTAAATTTCGATTCTATGATAGATAACCCTAAATCATATATTACTACTGTAGGGTTATATAACGATTCAAATGAATTATTAGCTGTTGCTAAATTAAGTCAACCAATAACTAAAGACTTTACTAAAGAAGCCCTAATAAAAGTTAAACTTGATTATTAATGTTTACATACAAGAAGTTCAATGCTTCAGACATAAACAAGTCACCTGCTGAAGCACATAAGCAGTGGAATATAAACGCTGATAATAGTTCTTCATTAGGGGTTGAATTTTTTTCTGCAAGATTTAGTAGTGCTAGTAAATTTTCATTTGGGGTAAATGACCTAAATGAAACTAAAAAATACTACCAACTAGATCATTTATATTATAATAACAAAAGCACAGGTTACCCCTTAGCAGAACTAAGGTATGAAGACCAAGAAAAACGACTTTATAACCAAGCGAATATAATTTCTATACCACAGGGTATTTTTGGTAGTGATATATTTCCTAATAGTGTAAATCTTCAAAACAGTTATAAAGATGATGGTTTAGGTAATCTTTATTTATCATCAGTTAATTTAAATGATTATCCTAAAGATAAAGATAGAGTATTATATTTAGCTCCTACAAAGGGGTTTAAGTACACTAATATTAATTGGGATTATAATGAAGGAAGATTATTAATAAATCCCCCAGATACTTTTAATAAAGTTGATGTAGACGATTCTTATTATAAAAATACCTTACAATATATAAGCAGTTCTATTGAAGATATAAATGAACTAAATTGTACGGGTATTAATTTAACGCATGGATATGTAAAATACCCCCATAAAAACGATTATAATTTTGGTGAAAGTGATAACTACACTATAAGTTTTTACTATAAATCTCCTTCTTCCCTTAGTGGTACTAAATACTTAGTTGCTAAATCATACAGCCAAACAGCAGTTAATAGCCCCGAAGCAGGAAGGACTGGGTTATTGCTAAATACCAATACTAGTGGTAGTTTAGGAGTTAAAGAAATCGATGCGGGTCAACCTACCCCATTTGAAATATTTTTAGAAGGTACTACTTTAAACTTTTCAATAGCAGATAACCTTACAGTTAAAACTATATCAACAGCTTCCGCTTTAGATGTTACTACTTTAAACCATTATGCTTTTGTAAAGTCTGGGAGTGAACTCCAAATATGGAAAGATGGAATTAAAATAGAAACCGGATCTCATAGTATTAAAAATACTAAAACCCCCGCAAATTTATATATGGGGGTGCAGGGTGGTACAAGAAGTAAATATGGGTCGTCAGGTGGGACTCTTTCACAATTAATGGTTTTTAATAAAGCACTAAATTCCACCCAAATATTAAATGTTTCGGAATCAATTACGGGATTACCTTACGTAGGTAATGTTTTTTATGAAAACGGATTAATCACAGTAACATCACCTAAATATTATAATAATTTTTTATCAGTAAATTCTCCTACAAGTTCTATAGTAACTGTAGGTCCTACATTAGGTAACGAAAATAATTTTACCCAAACTTCTATTAATCAAAGTGCTACAGAATTATTTACATCTAACATTAGTTGTTTTACTTCATCGTTTGAATATAAAAATGATAGACTTAGTCATGTAGATGACTTTGATATTATAGATAATACGGATCTTGGTGCTTCCGGAGTGGGCTTTGTAGGAAGTAGTCATGTAACTTTAGGAGGTGTAGGCCAAGCTATAAAATATGAGTTAAGATTAGATTCACAAAGTGATGCTACTTATCGTATTATAGGATTTCAATCTGAAAACCATTTAGTAGGGGGATATCATACCCCTTCTTTAATCCAATATGATTATTTTTATGGTAATACTTTTAGTAACCCAAGTACTGGTGGATTTATACCTTCGGGCTCCTGTAGTATTACGGGTGACTCCTCTAAATTCATATTAAGTGGGTCAAACAGCATAGCATCATCAGTTAATTTTCAATTACAAGCTAGTGCTTCCCAACTTATAGCTTCTTCAAGCTTCCCTATAACAGATACTTCATTAGATGATACCCCCTTTGGATATAATGATGCTAATGCTGATGATGGTTTTCTTTATATAGAAGACTTTACTATCCCAGGACTTGCTATGTCTGCTAGTCTATTAGATATCCCTAGTTACATAGGGTCTATAAATAGAAACACCACATTAGAAGGAGCGTTTGCTAATGGTTTTACAGATATTAGAGTTACTTACCAGGAAGTTTCAGATAGTAATGATTTTGTTGAATTTGTTGATAATGGTTATTATAATTCTATTAGTAGTGGGGGTAGAATAGGAATATTAGACATACCAAGTGATATTCCCATGTCTGCTTCTTTTAAAATGACTGCTAAATTTACTAATTCAAACCCTAATAATAACTTTAATGGAAATATAAGAATTGTATCTGAATCAGGTAAAAACGCTGCTACTTTAGCTTTAAAATCATTTTCTATTCCACCAAGTACTACTACACCTATTACAATTCAATTAGATTTAAGCAATAGACCTTTAACTATTGGTGAAGAATATAGAATGCAGGTAAATATGAATGGTAGTTCTCCATTAAATATGACAGAAGCTACTCTTCAAGCTTTTGGCCAATCTCCTTCTAGTGGCAGACGAAATAAGGCATCAATATCTAATCAACCTAGTCCTACAATTCTCCCATATGATGTAGCAAATCAGGCGGATAAATCTAGAAGATATTTAATTAAGCTTGGTGAAATTCATACTAGTGCATCTGAACAAGCTAGTGGTAATCACTTGGGTTTAACTACAGGATCTTTAAAAATAGAATTAGTATCTAATACTTTTGGGGTAAATACTACTTTAACTAGTTCATTAATACCTTCGGGGACTTTATCTAGTTCATTTACTTATTTATTTAACCCTGGTGATATTAATAATGATGGAACCGAGGGAGTCGTTGGTGATAATATTCAAGCAGTTAGTGCTTTATTTACAAGAATAAAAGTTGTAAACCCCGAAGATACAAGTGAATTATTAGAAGTATCACAAGGAGAAGGATTTACTGTTAAAGATTTTTCTATTAGAGAAATAAGCGGATCAACCTTAATTACAACAGATAAAGATATAGATTCTAGTGTGGGTAACAATGTTATATTTGATAATAATTTACCAACATCCGCTTCTGGATTAACTACTAATGCAGTTTTAAATAGTGGTACTAGCCCTAGTTATGTGCTTAATGAAGCATTATTAACTATAGATAATAATGGAGAAATAATATTTGAAAGTGCTTCTGCCCAGGGCATAGGTACAGGATTTATTAGTGCTAGCTTTATAACTACTGCGTCTAAGAATGGTGTTTATATATTAAATGGATTTGAGGTAGATTCTAATTTACCGGCGGGGAAGAATATTAGGATGAGAATATTCTCGGGAAGTACTTTAATGACGTCTTCAAAAAGCCAAACTAGTTTAGGTTTAGGTAGTCTTATTGCTATTACCAGCGCTGAAACAAATAATTCAGCACATACAGGCTCGGGAGATAATGTAGACTTAGGATTTATAGGTACTAATGGTTCTATGTCGATTCATTTAGACGTAGTAGATAATAGCAATGCCCTTGCAGCGGTATCACAACAATACTCAGCTAGTTTTAGTAAATTAGGAGTTTCATTATTAACTAGTAGTGATTTTATTAAGCAAGTTGGAAATTCTGGTATCGGTACTGGTGGAACTGGTTTCCAAATTAATCAAGAGTATAACGAAATCCGATTTACAAGTACAGGTGGATCGCCTTTTACTACAGGAGCTATAACATCAAGTTTAATTAAAGTAACAGATCAAATATCTGAAAATTTTGGCCTAATGGGTATTTCACCAAACGTATTTGTAACTCACAGTACAGAAGTAGGTTCTTTTCAGGTTAATACTACTGAAGTTCCTATAGTAATTGAAAGAACTATACCTCTATTAGCAAACAGGCAATATGAAATTACTCAATCTATATATCACGAAGAGGCAGCCTCAGATTCAGATAGAATTTACATTAGACTTTTAGGACCTTCACCTTATACATCCATAAGTACTGATAATTTTGGCAGTTTTAAAAACGGCAGTGTTGTAATAGACACTCAAACATTTTCGACTATTGATACTTTAGAAGCCTTTAAGGGAACTGTAACTACTGGTCCAAATGATGCTGGAGATTATACTTTACAAATATATTATGGTAATAGTAGTGATACATTTACTTTTGATAATATTCCTACCCCGGCTACTGATGTTAAACTTTATTTAGCTTCTGCTTCTTTAAAAGAAACAAAACCACATAATGTAATTACTCGATTAAGTGGTGATAATTTTTCAAATAATGAATTATCTAATATAAGATTAAAAACAACAGAAGGGACACCATTTACTGCTTTAATAGAAAGCAACCCAGTATTAGGAAATACTACAAGCAGTAATCAAACTTATATATCTGCTTCATACAAAGGACCTAACTCACTAACAGAAACAGATGAATTTACTTTTAATAATAGTAATACTATAACACTTAGTGAAAATATTTTTATAAAAAATGGTGAAATTACTGGTTCGAATAATAATACCTTTTTCTTCTTTGCACCTACTTCATCTTTAAGTATAACGAATGGATTTAATTCTATTATGAATGGGGGTACTTTTGTAGATAATACACAAGGTACTTTCCTAATAAATAGTGCTTCATCTAATACTTTTACAGTAAACCAAAATTATTTTTCTACTGAAGAACAAACATTTACAATAAACTATATAGAACCCTCTAGTGCAACTGATTTTAGTTTATCATTTAAAAATACACATTTAATATTTGAGAATGAATATATGTGTACTATAGACGAAGATGATTTTAATTTTACGTTAAATCCAACTGCCAGAAAATTAAAATCTATTAACGGAGAGGAATTAGCGAATTTTGCAACAGGTTCAAACTTTAAACCATATGTAACAACAATAGGTCTATATAATGATGAAGGAGAACTATTAGTAGTAGGTAAATTAGGACAACCTACTAAAATGAGTGAAAAAACTGATACAACATTTATAGTAAGATTTGATACATGATAATACCAGAAAGTTATAAACAATTTCCCGAGGGCACATATGGATACGTTTACCAAACAACACATATACCCTCAGGAAAAAAATACGTGGGTAAAAAATCCCTAATTTATAATCAAAAGAAAAAAATTGGTAAACGTGAAGCCGCCCTATGGAAAGGTAAAGGTAGACCACCAGTTTATAAGCAAGTTCAAAAAGAAAGTGATTGGAAAACCTATTATGGTTCCCACCAATTTATTAAAGAAGAAATTAAAAGTGGTAATCAATCCCATTTTGAACGTATAATTTTGCAATTAGCTTACTCTAAAAAAGAATTAACTTATCTAGAAAATAAAGCATTATTTAGTTTAGGTGTATTAGAAACTAAAGATTATTTAAATGATAACATCGAAGGAAGATACTTTAAGAGGGATTTTGGCTTTTGACCTTTCTTTCGTATATTTAGGGGATGAAGGAAGATCGCCTTATATATTTGCTAGAAAGTCTGTTAGGAAAAAGCAAAAGCGCACGAGGAGGAGACGAGGCCGTATTTAGTTGTCCTAATTGCAACCACCATAAGAAAAAACTTACATTAAATAAATTAACCCAAAAATACCAATGTTGGGTTTGTGGTTTTAAGGGTGCAAGAGCATTACAACTCCTTAAATTTATTAAGGCTCCTTATACAGCGTTTCAAGAATTAAAAGAAATTGATGCTCAGTATAAGTTTAAAGCAACACATGTAGAAAAACCTAAAGATCAACTTCAATTACCTGAAGGATTTATTACACTACTTAAAGGTAAAGGTTTAACTAGAGATAAAGCTTACCATTATTTAAAGTCCCGAGGGGTTACAGCACAAGATATAATAAAGTATAATATTGGGTATATTGAAGAAGGTAAATTAGCTAATTTTATAATAATACCAAGTTATGATAGACAAGGAATCCTTAATTACTGGGTGGGTCGTTCGTTTGATCCACAAGCTTATCACAAGCACAAGCTTCCGCCAACATCAAAAGATATTATTGGCTTTGACATGCTTTGTAACTTTAATATTCCTATTATCATTTGTGAAGGTGCCTTTGATGCAATTGCAATCAAACGAAATGCCGTGCCCTTGTTTGGAAAACGAATTAGTAAATCACTCTATAAAGAACTCGTTAGAGGACGCGTAAAACAAATATATCTTGCACTTGACCAAGATGCCATAAATGATTCTCTTAAGTATGCTAAAGAACTTATGGCATATGGTAAGGAAATATTTTTATTAGAACTTGGTGGTAAAGACCCAAGTGATTTAGGATTTGAAGAAATAACTCGTGTACTACAAAACGCAAAACCACTAACATTCCAAGGATTAGTAGAAAAGAAAATCTTATATCAGTAAGTTATATGTATAACAAACTATAGTTTATATGAAAATAGCCCTTTTACCAGGTGGATTTAAACCACCTCATCTCGGACACTATAATATGGCAAAATATCTTGCGGATTTTGCTGATAAAGTTATAGTAAGAATTGGGCAAAAAGAAAGAGAGGGTATAGGATCACCTTTAGCTTTAGAAATATGGAATTTTTATAAGGAGTTTGATTCTGACTCGCGTGCCCAAAAATTAATTATAAGTGTAGCACAATCACCCTCTCCTGTAAAAGATGTATACGATTTTGTAGAGAGTGTAGCACCTGAAGGCTCTACGGTTATTTTAGGATTAGGTGAAAAAGATGCTACTGATGGGCGTTACAATAATATCCCCAAATTTGCAGAACCTCGCAATATTAAAGCAGAAATTGAATTAGTACCACCACAAGCCGGCGGTATTTCAGGTACGCGTATGCGTGAAATTATTAAATCTAATAATAAAATTGAATTTTTTAAATTTATTCCTGAATATCTCCCCGAAGAAATTAAAGAAGAAATTTGGACTAAATTATTAGATACTACTATGCCTAATAATATAAGCGAAGGTATAACAGATTACATCCCTGCTATAGAAAAAATTAAAACTTTAGCTAAAACTTTATATAGTACTAAACATTTACCCCAAGGTAGCCCCGAAAATAGAACACCTGAAGAAGAAAAAGAATATAGAGATATATTAGATAATAAAAGAGACGCTTTTAGACATGTATTAGCTAGTGCTTATTTTACTACTAAATTAGGTGGATTTTTAACTAAAGGTACTGGTGAGGCTTTAGAACTTATAGGTACCCTAAAAAGTAAATTAAAAGGAGGACCATTTGATAGTGGCTGGGATATGGATTCTGCTAATAATCAGTTAGGAGTAGAATTAGGCAGAAAAAACCCTAATGCTACTTTTAATGATTTTATTTCTTTAACCCAAAAAATCATACAATCAGGCAATTTTTATACTTCAAATGGTAAAACTCTACATAAAGACTTAAATGAACTTATGGGGGGTACTATGAACCAACAAGAAATGAATAAACATTTAGCTAATATGAAAAAGTTACGTAAATTTTTTTCTAAACAAACAGATCAAATGACCCAGGTTCCTACTAATTTAACTAAAGGGTTAAAAAGAAAATTATATGAAGGGCGTTATGACGCAGAAACTTTAATAATATCTCGTTTTGTTGTAGATATGTTTAAGGATGAATTTGGTAAAAATTATGAAGACAACTTTGAAGAAATCGGAAAACTAAGAAGATCTGATAAAAAAGAAGATACTGCAGTATCTTATGATTTAGAATTATATTTTTACCCTACTGCCTTTGATAAGCTAGGTCCTAACCCATTTATTGTGAATGCAGGTGCGGATGATGAATCAATGTTTATTCAAATTAACTATCAACCTGATATGTTTCCTAAGGCATATAACGATTTAATAGCTGAAATTAAAGATTCTGTAAGACATGAATTAGAACATATAGGGCAGTTCCATTTTGATAAAGGAGTTAAAGGTGATCTAGAAAAAGACGAAAAGGACTTACCCACATTTGAATATCTTACCTTAGATTATGAAATTCCGGCCCATGTAATGGGAATTTATAAAAATGCTAAAACAAGAAAAGTTTCATTTACTCAAGCATTACAAGATTTTATAGATAGTAAAGCCGAAGAACTATCAAACGATCAAGAAGATAAAATAACACAAATTTATACAGACTATGCTCGTAAACACTTACCATCAGCCCAAATAGATGAAAACTTCCCACCATATAAGGCAAATCAAGTACAACAAACTAGATATAGAGCAAGTGATACATTTACTAATGATCCTAAAAAAGCTAAAAAATTAGGATATTTAGAGGATAATGCTGTAGATGAGGGGGACACATATGAAAAAATGGCTGCTAAAGGTAAAAAAGCAGGTAATTTAAAACAAGGTACAGTTAGAAAACGTTTAAATATTCCTAAAGGTGAAAAAATTCCTCTTTCACTAATTAATAAAGAATTGGCACGTCTTAAAAAGATGGAAAAGAGAAGTGACAAAAATCAAAAATATTATAAAGCACTCACATTAGCTAAAACTTTAAAAACTACAACTCATAAAGAGAATATAGACCCAGAGGTACAAAAAAGACATAAAGGTAAAGCTGCACCATATGGCTCAGCTTATGAACCTGTTAAAGAAGGAGACCCTAAAAAGGGTACAGGTAAAAAACCTAAAGGATCTGGACGCCGTCTATATACTGACGAAAACCCCAAAGATACCGTTAGCATTAAATTCAGCACTAGGCAGGATATAGTTGATACCTTATCTAAAAAATCATTTAAAGCTAAGTCTCACGCACGGCAGTCACAAATTATTAACCTAATCCACCAACGTGTTAGAGCGGCGTATAATAGATCTAAAGATCCTGCTGTCAAAAAACGCTTAAAAACCGGATTAGATTACATTACTAAGCGTAAAGAAGCATCAAAAAGAAAAACCCAAAGAATGAAAAAGGAAGGACTATTTTCACAGGAATGGTGGTTAGATATAATTACCGAAGAAATATTATACGAGGGGGGTGCCGCGGGGCACATGGCACACCCATTTGATTTACCTAATGTAAATAGTGGTAAAGATTTAATTAAATCATTTGAACAGGCTACTAATAGTCTTAAAAAATCACCCGGTAGCGTTAAGATAGATGGCGTAAATGCGTCAATTAGATTAGTAAATCTCGACGGTAAACGTGTCTTCGCCATGGACCGCGGATCAAAAAAGGCACTTGATTTACGTGGAGTTACTAAAGCTGATTTAGAAGATAGATTTGGTCAGGGTCATGGGATGATTAAAGCAGGTGGCGATGTATTAGATATATTTAATAATGCTTTACCATCAATACAAGAAGAATTAAACGCATTAGGATTAATTGATGATCCTAATATTATGTTTAATATGGAATATGTCAGTGGTAAATCTAATGTACAAGATTATGGTAAGAATTTTTTAGCAATTCATGGTTTATTAAAAGTAGAAACTAAAGAAGTACAAGGCGCACGTAAAATGTTAACTAAACGAATAACATCTGAAAAATTATATGATAAAGCTGATTTAAAAGAATTACTTAAAAAGTTAGAACCATTTGCTAAAAAGAAAGGATTTGAAATTTATGGTTCCGTACCTACTACATTTACTAAAGATCCAGATTTTAGAGCTGCATTAAGCCAAAAATATACTATTGATTTTGCTGAGGGAGACCAAACCAAAACATTAGCTCAATGGTTAAATAATGTTACTAATATTCCTAAAACCGACCGTTTAAAAATGAATATCGAAGAAACCGATTCTATAAAAGATGTTGGTGCATTAAGTAAACAAGTATATTTTGCTGTGTTTGGGGGTGAAAACGTAGATTCACTCTTTAATACAGAACAAGAAGTTCAAAAAGCCATCCAAGGAGCTACTACATACCTCGCTACAGAAAAATTAGGTGATGCAATACTAGATGTATTAGATTCGCCGATGGGTTCTGTTAATGACCATGAAGGTGTAGTTATACGTGATGATAAAATCTCACCTAAACCCTTTAAAGTTACAGGTAAATTTATAACAGGAGGTGTATCCTCAGATTTCCAGAAAAAATGAAACTTAAAGATATATTAAACGAAATTACTATTAGCCGTAATATTGAAATTGACATTGTAGGTAATGATATTATGGTAAAACAAGGTGACCGTATAAATGGTAAACTTGTTAATATTGATGTTGCTTATACAGGAATGTCAGATCGTATTTATAGAGGTTACTTATTTGTAAATAGTGGTGGATCTAGACCCCAACAAATAAACCTTGATGGAGGTGAAAGGGGGTTATTTGAATTTTACGATGCTGTAGGTGCCGGAAGGGGGGCCGATGCAAGAAAATTTTTTGAAAAATATGGAGTTAAACTTACCTCTTCAGAGTTTGATGTAAGTTAACTTTTAATATATGTATAACCACAAAATAACACATTAAAATTAAAAAATATGGGATTATTAACAAAATTTTTAAGTGGAGCTAATAATAGACTTCTTGCTTTTCCTGACGAGAATCTCCACTCCAGAAAAGGACAATCAGTATCTGCTACTTTAGATACAGATTTTACTCTTGTAAGCTATGGACAAAACCAAGCTGCTATTGATTTATTTAATTCTTCTACGGGAGACGGTTCAGCACAATCTGCTCAAAATTTACTTAACGCGGGTGGATATGCTATAGATACGACTTCTAATTAATTATACTAAATATAGTAATTAAAAAAGACCTGATTCCCCCTGGGAACTGGGTCTTTTTTTGTATATATAAACGATATGCTAAATAAAGAATTTAAAAGAAAAGATGTAGAACGTATGCGTAACCTTATTAAAGGTAACGTTAATGATTCTGCTGAGTTACAAGTTGGTTATAAAACTAAAAAAGAAGATCATAAAGAAGGTGATATTTGGGAAGAAGGAGGTAAAAAATGGACTATTAAAGATAGTATAAAACAAACCTATACTAAACTTGATGACATTAAAAAACAAGCTATTATGCCTATTTTTTGCCCTGAATGTAACAGTATTATGAAAAAAAGAAACGATACTACCATGTATAAAAAACATCAAAAATGTTTTGATTGTGTTGTAAAAATGGAACATAAAATGAGAATTGATGGGACTTATAACGATTATGAACTTAATATGATGTTAGATAATGCTGAAGGTATGGTAAATGATTATGAAGCCTTTTTATTAGATAAAATAAATACATCAAATACTCAATATGTATCAGAAAGAGGTGAAATTGAAAGATGGAAAGGAGGAGTAAAAGACAAAGAAAAACTCGAATCTGAAATCAAACACCAAGTTACAGAATTTAAAAAACAAATTAAAAAAAGACGTAATGATTAAACTTAAAGAACTTTTATTTGGTAAATCAGATTGTGGGTGTGGACGTGAAAAGTATGGTAATACTACCCTTAATGAAGGAGTAAAAGTATCTGAAAATTTACAATATCATTTAGATAATAAAATCCCCCTAAGTGAATCTATTTTCAGAATCAGTTCTAATGCCCATGTTAAATTATTTGCTGAAATAAGAAAATTATGGGAAACAGATAAAATACAGCTATCTGAAGCAGATGAATATTATATACACACAGACGCTGGTCGTCAAGGGATGTTTGAAGGTAAATTAGTACCTCTTGATTTACCTTATATTATGGAAGTTGAAAATATTAATTTAGATAGAAAGCAAATCGAACTACTACAACAAATCTTAAAAATACTTCAAACTAGTAGACAAGATGGTGAAGATAGGGAAGAAGACATTGAAGGGTTAGATACTAGTATTGATTACCTTTCATCTGCTCTTACAAATAAATCGGCATTTAATATAGGTGCTGACCAAGCTTTATACGGTAGGTTAGCTAGTCCTAAAAAAAGTGTAAAAGAAATAGTAAATATTATTAATGAAGCTGCTAAAAAGAAAAAGAAAAATCAACCATTAAATAAACCAAAACGAGGGGGAACTAAAGCATATTTTGTTTATGTTAGAGACCCTAAAACTAAAAAAATTAAAAAAGTTACTTTTGGTTCCGGTGGATTAAGAGCAAAATTAGGAAATAAAAAAGCTTCGCAAGCATTCGCGGCAAGACATGATTGTAAAAATAAAAAAGATAGGACTAAAGCTAGTTACTGGAGTTGTAATCTCCCTAGATACCATAAACAATTGGGTCTGGGAACACCTGCTTCAACTTACTGGTAAACCATATACTGATATAAAAGAAGCAGACGGCACAATAAGTCGTCTGTTTTCTGCTTCAACTAAACCAGAAGCTTTAAAATGGCACATGGATGATGAAGATAGAATCATTACAGTTTTAGGTAAAACTAATTGGCAATTTCAATTTGAAGACCAACTACCTGTTTCTTTAGATAGCCCTATATTTATTAGGAGACACCAATGGCATCGTCTTATAAAAGGAGATGGGTCATTAATGATTAGTATATCCAAATATGCAAAAACATTTAAATGAAATAATAAATGAACTAATTGAAGAATTAGTATATGAAGAATTATGTAAGCGAGGTAAAGCTTATATAGCCGCTCGTAAAAGGGCAGGTGAAAAATCTTCAGCTTATTTATCGGGGCGTGCTGTAAAGGTTTGTAAGGGACAAATGAAAGGTTCAGGTGGTAAGAGAAAAAAATCATATAAAAATGAATCCCTATACAATCAACTTAAACCCCAAGTATCAAATCATCTAGAAGAACTATTTAATGACCCCCACTTTGCAATCATTGCAGAATATAATGTTATTGAAGGTAGTATAGACGAAAGTTTAAAAAACTGGTTTGGTAAGGAAGATTGGGTTCGCATTGATACTCAAGGAAATATAGCAGGTAAATGTGGTACTATGCCTAAAGGTAAAGCAACACAACGTTGTTTACCTCGTGCTAAAGCAAATTCACTTACTAAAGCACAACGTGCTTCTACTTCTAGAAAAAAAGTTAGGGGTAGTAAAAAAGGCAAACAATTTGTAAAAAATACTAGAAAAGCTAAAGTTAGCTTTAAAAAGAAAAAATAATTATGGCAAGAAAAATAAACGCAAAAACCCAAATTAAAAAACTTCTTGATAAAACTGAAGTTGATGAAAAGTTGTTAGGCAAAATAAAAGAAGCCTTAGAAAAAACAGACATTGATGATAAAATTTTAGATACCTATACTGATGCCAAAGAATCTGGTTTACTAGATAAAATTAAATGTTACATTAAATGTTATGGAGGTTATGTATTAGCTGTAGGAGCAGGTTGTTTATTTGGTGTTAATGGCTGGTGGGGATTAGGATTCCTAGTCGCAGCAGGTATTTGGGCTAATAAAGTAGCAGCTTGTAAATATAAATAACTTACTAACATGAATTTTTTAAACGAAGCTACCATCCACACTTCTCCAGATAAATTAGCTAAAGTAAAAGCTGCTGCTGGTCCAGAAGATGAAATCCACGTTATGGAAAAGAAAAAAGACCATGATGGTGATGGTGATATTGACTCAGATGACTATTTAGCTGCCAGAGATAAAGCTATTAAAAAAGCTAAAGCTATGAAAGAAGGTGTAGCAAAAGACCTTGAAATGAAAGCTATGGAAGCCTCTTCATTAGAAGAATTTTTGGATGATGTATATCAAGATTATCCCCAACATAAAGGTAAGTTTGATATAAAAGACTTTTTAACAAAATATTATTTAAATGCCGGGGGACCTATTGATGAAGGTAAGCTTAGTAAAGCCGCTGGTTATATTGCTATAATGGCGGCCTTATTAGGTCTTAATAAGGCTACTAGTGAAAGAATTTACAACAGCGATCCTAAAATTAAAGCTGCTATTGAAAACTATGAAAAAGCTAAAGAAGCAGGTAATAAAGAAGATATAGCTAAGTTTGAAAAAGAAATTAAAAAAAGAAAATTAGCCTGGGACGTTGGTAGGCCAATGGATGAAGCTAAAGATATAGAATTACCCGCGGATACTACTTTTACTTTAGATTTAAAACACCTTATTAAAAAACATATGAATAAGGGTAATGATAAAGAAAGTGCTATTAAATTTACTAAAGCATTAATGAAAAAACTTCATGATAAAGGTGAAGTTGAAGTTGATGGTACTAAAATTATATTTAAAGAAGCAGATATCCCACAAGACACTCAATTAGCACTTCCAGAACCACCCGAACAAACAGCAAACTTTTTGGGCCCTGATAATATGGATTATGAAGGTGGTATGGCTAAAAGTCAAATGCTTAAAATGAAAAAATATGCTGTAGCTCTTTGTGATATGATTGACGATGAAACTCAATTAGAATCATGGGTTCAAGCTAAATTAACTAAAGCTTCTGACTATATGTCTTCAGTTTACCATTATTTAGATTATCAACAGACTAAAAACTTAAATGAAACTGTAATCAATAGTAAAAAAGTTGATCTTAAAAGCTTAGAAGGTGAAGATAATATGTTTACATATGCTGAATTTATGGATGGTACTGAATTAACTGATGATGAGTTAGACCAATTAGCAGATGATAGTGATGCATTAGATACCTATTTTGGTCCTGGTGGTGTAGGACATATTCCTAGAAGCGATTTTATGCAATGAATAAATTAACTGAACAGCGACTAAGACGTAAAATACGTCAAGTAATAAGCGAAGATAGGGAATACCAATTACGTCAGTTATCTCCGGGGGCATTTGGTGCTTTAGGGCCAGATACATTAGGTATTCCTCCTTCTGCGGTAGTTGATGTTAAAATTATTAAAGCACCAAAACCTGTTTTTAAATGTTTTCTTAGTAATGGACAAACATTTAATTTAATCGATAACGGGGAATATATGCAAGCAGATATTAATCGTATATTATTTGATCTAGATAGATATGATGATTTAAACGGTGCTAAGTATGAGCTTGAAAAATTAATGCAAAAAGGTAAAGTTAAAACTGATGGTGAAGAAGAAGCTTCCGATGATATAGAAGGAATAAATGAACCTGTAGCTGACACGCCTACTGATGAACCCACAGCAGAACCTGAAGTATAATGAATAATAATCCAGAATTTAAACAAGCCCTAATAGGGATTTATAAAGACGGATGTAAAAAATTTAATATTCGTACTACACCTAAAGTAATTCTTCGTCAGGATAAAGAAAATGGAACAATGACTTTAGGCCGTACTGCTTATTATGATCCCTCTGAATTAATTATTGTTCTTTACACATCTAACCGCCATCCTAAAGATATACTTAGGTCATTTGCTCACGAACTAATCCATCATGTACAAAATGAGCGTGGTGATTTACATTTAGGTGATTCAAGTGACCCCCAGTACGCCCAAAACGACGAACATCTTCGTAAAATGGAAAAAGAAGCTTACCTACAAGGTAATTTACTAATGAGAGACTTTGAAGATAATTTCAAGTATCAAGAATAATATTATATTTATTTCCATAACCCATAAAAAATTAATTAAAAATGGCATTACCTTTCAAAAGATTTAGAGGACTCGCAGATAGAGATACTTCAATTACAGACCTTAAAACTAGTATTTTTGTTACTCCGGCAGAAACACTAACAACCGCTACAACCCTTAAAGCAGGAGATAGTGGTACTACTTTCTTCCTTGACCAATCCGCTGCTTTTGGTATTACTTGCCCCGCCCCCGCAACTGCTGGTGTAGGATGGAATGTAAGTTTTATAGTTAAAACAGTAGACACTAACGCTATAACTATAACTTGCGTAGGAACAGATTTATTTCATGGTGTTGGTTTAGACGCTGAAGATGCTGCCCAAACATCAACTAATGGTACTGGTATAGATGTAATTACAGTTGCTAGTGGTGCTCAAAAGGGAGACCGGGTAGAATTAGTATGTGATGGATCACATTACTATGTAAAATCATTTGCTGCTCAGAAAGCTCATATTACATTCGCTGCTGAATAATAAGTAATCAACTTACAGACTGATTCATAGCCAGTCGATTTAAAAAATTATGAGAGCTGTGGCCTCCAATTTGGGGGCCACAGTTTATTTTCGTATATTTAATAGTTAAGATTAAAAACATGGAAAAATTAGTAATCATAGGAGCTGGTGTAGCGGGCGTAAACGCTGCAACTAAATTAGTAGATAACGGTTATCCTGGCGAATTAATTACCATTATTGATATGGGTAATGATCCCTATAAGCGTAAGCCAGAAGAAGTAATGACTGGGTTTATGGGCGCAGGGGGCTGGAGTGACGGTAAATTAACATATCATACTTCAATTGGGGGACATATGTCCAAATATTGCGGTGAAGATAAAGCTATGTCGTTATTTAGCGAGGTAATTGAGAATTTTAAACGATTCCATCCTAAACCAGAAGCGGTGCAGTGTTCAAATCCGGTTGCAGAACCTGAATTTATTAAACCATATTTTGGGTTACGTTTATTTCCAGTATGGCATGTTGGTACAGATTATTTACATGAAATTGGTAAAAATTGGTATGACTTCCTTTGTAACAAAGGTGTTAAATTTATGTGGAATGAAAAAGTAGAACACATTCATTTTGATCACCGAGAAGTAAGAT